ATTTTCGGTCAGACCGAGATGCCGAATGTATCCGATTATACGTCCGGATTCGATAGCGCAGCACAAAACTCCGGATCAGCGTCAATCCCAAGTGTCGGAGATATAGGTGGAAATGCGGGAAGTGGAATCGGAGACACTGCTGCCAATACCGCAGATATTAAGGAAAGTCTCGATATCACAAATGAACAGCTGAAATACTTAAGAGATGCGGCAGAGCGGGACGTAATAAACCGTTTTACGACCGCAGAAATAAAAGTCGAAATGACGAATAACAACACTGTAAACAGCGATATCGACATCGATGGTATGGTGTCGAAGTTAGCAGATGGCGTAAACGATGCTATGATCTATGCGGCAGAGGGGGTGCATTAAAATGGCGTATTATGTTTATCTTAGCAAAGACATTCTTCTCCCGGTTACTCCGGGGAAGATTGAAATGGAAATCAATAATAAGAATAAGACTTATACTTTGATTGACAATGGGGAGATTAATATTCCCAAGCCCGCTGGACTGACGGAGGTGTCGTTTGATGCGCTCCTTCCAAATGTAAAGTATCCGTTTGCGGTGTATAAAGATGGAGAGTATCACAAAGCAAGCTGGTATTTAAAAAAATTAGAAAAACTAAAGACTGGGAAGAAAAAATTCCAGTTTATCGTATCCAGAAAAACGCCAGAATGGGAGACATGGAAGAGCAAAATAACTGGTAAAAAACAGGAAATAACAAGAGTAGAACATGGTGGGAAAGTACTCTATTGTACAAATTTGACATGCACACTGGAAGAATACACTGTACGGGAAGATGCCGAGGAAGACAGCATGGATGTAACGGTATCCATCAAGCTTAAGCAATACCGTTCCTATGGTACAAAAACCGTAAAAGTTAAAAAGGACACAAAGAAAAATAGTAAGAAGAAAAAGGCACAAACGAAGAAAAATCGTCCAACAAATAAGGATACCAGTAAGGCACAGAAGTATACCGTGGTAAAGGGAGACTGTCTATGGGCGATATCCCGTAAGTTTTACGGACAGGCAAACTGGGATACAGTAAATAAGATTGCTAACGCAAATAAGGATAAGATATCAGATCCAAATCTTATATATCCGGGACAAGTCCTTACCATTCCGGCATTGTAAAGGTGGTGCGATATGGCGAAAGCAGAAATCATTATTCAAAACGGAAAAAAGCTGTATGCACCAGAAGTCTTAGAGGATATCGAATGGCAGACAGAACGTGCCGGAGAGCCTGGAAAACTTACCTTTAAGGTAATTTGGGACAACAAACTGAAAATCGAAGAAGGAAATGCCGTCCGTTTTAAGTGGGATAAAACGGGCGTTTTTTATGGATTCATTTTCAAAATCAAAACGGACAGAGATAAAATACTCACCGTTACTGCCTACGATCAGTTGCGGTATCTGAAGAATAAAGAGACATACGTGTACTCGAATAAAAAAGCGTCTGATGTGATTAAGATGATCGCAAAAGATTTCAGTCTGAATGTTGGAAGTATTGAGGATACAAATTACACGATTCCAGCCAGAACCGAAGATAACCAGAGCCTTTTTGACATCATACAGAACGCTTTGGATGTAACTTTGACAAATAAAGCAACTATGTATGTTTTATATGACAACTTCGGGAAAATGACTCTGAAGTCACTAGAAAATATGAAAACAAATATTCTGATTGACGAAGACACAGCCGAAACATACGACTTCGAAACAACAATAGACAAAAGCTATAACAAAATCAAACTGGTCTATGACAATCAAGAAACCGGAAAGCGCGAGGTCTATATTACGAAGCACTCAAAGAACATGAATAAATGGGGCGTTTTACAGTACTACGATACGCTACAGGACAAAGAAAACGGTACCGTAAAAGCAGAGACACTCTTGAAACTTTATAACCAGAAGCAGAAAAAGCTGATCATTAAGAACGCCTTCGGAAGTCTTAAGGTTAGGGCTGGCAGCATGGTAGTTGTAAATCTTAATATATGCGGGACAAAAGTAAAGAACTATATGATCGTCGAGACCTGTAAGCACATTTTTAAAGTAAACGAGCATCGTATGGAACTGAAACTGAGAGGCGGTGAGTTTACTGGTGAGTGATTACGGAACATTGCTTAAGATAATAAAACAGGCAGCGGTAGAAGCAGTAGAAGCCGGTGCACCTGTAAATATCTGTGTCGGAAAAGTTATGAATGAAAACCCACTTAAAATAATGATCAATCAAAAGATGATACTTACAAAAATGCAGCTTATATTGACAAGAAACGTGACTGATCATGACATTGAGGTTAGTGTTGGGTGGGAAACAAAACAAGCACTGATCGGCTCCACTGGGGGCGCAGGAAATGATCTGACGCATACACATACCATCGACGGAAAAAAGAAAATGAAAATACTGAACCATTTAAAAGAGGGCGAAAAAGTCCTAATGATCCGCCAACAAGGCGGGCAAAAATTTATTGTACTGGACAGGGTGGTGAGCTGATGTTACCAGAAGTGGAAGATGATTTATTAGACGCAGAAGACGAATTGGAAATCGAAGAAGAACCATCCAAGACATATCAGATGCGTACAACTGATGACAGTATAAAGGGATATGTAGATGGAATCGAAGCTGTAAAACAGAGTGTTTACGCAATGCTTAATACGGAACGGTATGATCATGTGATTTACTCATGGGATTATGGCGTAGAACTGAAGGACCTCTTCGGGGAACCAGATACGTTTGTCATTCCGGAACTGGAGAGACGGATTACAGAGGCTTTAGAACAGGATGAACGAATATTATCGGTTGATGAATTCGAATTTGACACGAGCCGGAAAAGAAAAATACTGGTTACTTTTTCCGTATCTACAGTATTTGGTGATTTCGATGCGGAGAAGGAGGTGGAATACTGATGTATGAAGAAAAGACATATGAATACATTCTTGATCGAATGCTCGACAGAGTGGATGACAGCTTTGATAAACGGGAGGGCTCCGTGATATATGATGCTCTGGCACCGGCAGCATCTGAACTTGCAATGATGTATATGGAACTGGATATTATTTTATCTCTCACATTTGCGGATAGCGCCACAGGAGAGTATCTGGACAGGAGATGCGCGGAAAGAGGAGTGATAAGAGAATCCGCCACAAATGCCGTGATGAAAGGAATATTTACTCCATCGACTGTAGAAATCCCGCTAAATGCCAGATTTACGTGTGATGGTATCGGTTATTACGTTAGCAAGAAAATCGCTGACGGCGCATACCAGCTAACGTGTGAGGAGACTGGGGCAGCGAGAAATGCATCTCTTGAAACGCTTATTCCGGCGGATTATATCGATGGATTGGAGACGGCAGAACTCACAGAACTTCTGATTCCAGGAGAGGATACCGAATCAGACGAAAGCTTGAGAAGTCGCTACTTTGATACGTTTGCGTCTAAGGCATATGGTGGAAATGAAACGGACTATAAAGAGAAAACAAACTCCATAAACGGAGTCGGTGCCGTTAAGGTCACACCAGTGTGGGATGGTGGTGGAACAGTAAAATTAACCATACTGGATAGCGATTATAACAAAGCCTCCGATACGCTTATCGATACCGTACAAAATACGATTGACCCGACAAAAGACGGCTGTGGTGTCGGAATTGCCCCAATAGGGCACGTAGTAACTGTTGACACCGTGTATGAGCTTTCTATAAAGATATCCACAAGTATGACATTTGATGTCGGATACAGTTTCGACTCCTTGAAAACGACAATCGAAAATACCATAAAAACGTATCTACTGGATCTGAGAAAATATTGGGCGAATGGGACAAATACGATAGTCCGAACCAGTCAGATCGAATCTAAATTGATGGCAATCGATGGTATTATAGACATCGCAAACACGAAGCTGAATGGTTCCACAGGGAATATAACATGCGATGAATATCAGGTTCCGGTATTTGGGGGTGTTACAAATGGTTAGAGATGTGGATCTCCTGTCGTATCTTCCAGATTTTATACAAAAATACGATGAAATCAGACAGATAATGACGACTGAGAATGAAGATGTACAGAAACTGGAAGACGAGACGGAGAGGATTAAGAATAATCAGTTCATCGTGTCAAGCGACCTCGTCGGAATTAAAAAATTCGAAACTCTGCTCAGTATTTCGCCAGATCCACATGAGACTTTGGAAGCGAGGCGGTCAAGAGTGATGATTAAATGGAATGACACTCTGCCGTACACTTATCGTGCTCTTTTGGAGAGGCTGGAAGCGCTGTGTGGTCGTGGTAAGTATGAAGTCCATCCGGATTTTAAAAACTACCACATAGATTTTAATGTATCTCTAGAACTTTATGGACAAGTGGATATGCTGGAGCAAATGCTCCTCGATATGATGCCGTGCAACATCGTGTGTACATCTACAAATATGATAAAAGGGACTGCTATTGGAAAATCTCTTATGTGTGGAGGCATCTGCTTCACGAATACATTTTCTGTGTCCGATGCGTACAAAGAGATATATGAGATATATGGGAGCCTCGGAGGCGGCGGAACAGTCATTAAAATAGATGCCAATCGGATAAGCGACAGCTTTAAGGAGACATATCGGGCAGACGGTTCAGCCGTTGAAGCCGGAACAATTGTAAAAACTGAAATACTTACGGTAACAAACGATTTCAAAGAAACCATAAGCATGACCGGACCGATAAAAAACGGTGCCGGTACGGTAAAAGTGGATTTCCTTGAGATAAGATCATAACTATTTAATTTAAGAAAGGATGGATAAAATGGCAGAATACTCAAAACTAGTGATGACAAAGAAGGGACAGGCTCTGCAGGCAAAAATGATTGCTGGCACAGGAAATGTACAATTTACAAAAGTGGCATCCAGTGATGCACAGTACACTGTGGCACAGTTAGAGGGATTGACCTCCCTAAGTAGCGTAAAACAGACCACTTTAATCTCTAAAGTGGAGCGTACAAATACGGTAGCGATTAAAGTAGAAGCCGCATTTTCCAACACAGAATTGAAAACTGGATACTACATGAGAACATTAGGTCTGTATGCGTTGGATCCGAATGAAGGTGAAATCCTTTATGCGGCATGTATTGAAACAAGTGGAAGCTGTTACATGCCGCCATACAATGGCGTCACTGTAACAGGCGCCTATATCCAGATGTATCAGACCGTGGGAAACGCAGAGAATGTATCGCTTACTGTAAATCCGGGAGCGTACGCAACTATAGGAGACATACAAGAGTTGGAAAGTGAGATTGCGGATCTGAAAGCATATATCGGATATACCGATAACGACATCTACGGAGTGGAAGTCGACTTCGTAAATAAACGATTCACACGACTCGCGGGGGCTACAAATAAAACAGCCGGAGATGGCTTCGATGATGTAAATGCATTTGGTGGAAGAAGACGCTGTAATATCACGGATAGTGGAGTTGTCGTGGCATATCAGGGTGATGCTGCTTTTACGACAACAGGCAAATTAACGATGGCAGTAGACCTTAATCCAGAAGGCACAGCAAATCCGGATACCAATCTTCAATTTGCAGTCGGAACAAATGTACAGGTTATGGTAGAGCAACCAAAGTTCTATTACAAGGTTGTTCCACTTGAACTTGAAAAGATTGAAGGTGGAAAAGGTTTCCACATGAGAAAAGCAAGATATTATGTGTCTGACACAATGAAATCAGGTTTCAAACTTCATCCTGCATTCATCAAGGATGGAAATGAAAAGAATTTCATCTATATGTCAGCATATGAAGGATGTACTTATGACACATCCGCTTCTGCATACAAGTTGAATGATGCACAGGATGTTGACTGGACAAATGATGTTCTTGCATCCATTGCAGGTGCAAAACCTACAAGTGGACTGACACAGAGTGGTGCAACAAGAAATGGATTCAGAACCATTGCAGCAAAAAGGGGTTCAGGTTGGTCACAGCAGACAATTCAGGCAGCAACTGCAACACAGATTCTTTTCCTGGTTGAATATGCTTCTTTCAACATTCAGGAAAAACTTGGTGCAGGTGTAACAACCAAGGTTGATGATGGTGCAACATCCATGACAGAAATTACTGGTGCAACCACTACACTTGGAAACAAGAGTGGTCAGGTCATCAATACAAATGGTTATTCTGTTGTTGCATATCGTGGTGAAGAAAATCCTTTTGGAAACCTTTGGAAATGGGTTGATGGTATCAACACCAACAATGGAAGTACATTTGCAGAAGGTGACACTGGAACAATTTATGTTGCAGACCATGGATTCAAGGACGATAGCGGTGATGCACCATATCATGAAGTTGGATTCAGTTCTGTATATATTGGATGGTCTTATATTTCAGCATTTGGATATGCAGAAGATGATGACTGGTTATTCTATCCGACAGAAGGAAAAGGAAACAGTTCCCTTCCAGTTGGTGACTGCGGTCAGGTAGTAAGCCCTGGTTGGAGGGCCGCTAACTTGGGTGCGATTTGGAATCATGGTTCTTATTCGGGGTTGTTCTGTTTGAGTGTGGGTAGTGATTCGGGTGGTCGGAATCGTACTGTCGGCGGTCGCTTACTGTATGTACCTGATGGTACTGATGCACCTGCTGCATAATCGAACAATAAACCATTGAAATATATGGGCAATAAAAAAAGCTGTTATCTACCATAAAAGATGAAAAAATCATTCAGGTCACTAAATTGGGTACGAATTGGAATAATGGTTCTAATTCAAGGTTGTTCTATTTGAATGTGAATAATGATTCAGGTAATCGGAATCGTAATATCAGCGGTCACTTACTAAATGCATTTATCATGAAGCAGGGAAATGAACAATCCCTGCTTCTTCCAGTGATATTATTGCCCTGCCACTTGGCAAAACACAAAAATTCATTTGAACTGTTTTGGTAAATCCGAAAGGAAGTTGAAGAATCTTATCAAGAATACTTATTCGGCAATCCCAGGAAGGGGAATTCATCTTGCACTTCATGATATTGACCAGGCAATCCAACATGATGTTCCTGGAACACAGTATTGTCTGAAACTGGATGCAAGAAAATATTATCCTTCCATCAATTACAATATTTTGAAACAAAAATACAGAAGACTGTTCAAAGATGATGACCTTCTTTGGTTGTTGGATGAAATCATTGATTCCACACCAGGTGACACAGGAATTCCCATTGGTAACTATATTTCACAGTACAGTGGGAATTTTTATTTGTCATCTTTTGACCATTGGATAAAAGAAGTCAAGCATGTGAAATATTATTTCAGATACATGGATGACATTGTGATTCTTGGTTCTTCAAAAGAAGAACTTCACAAGCTGCTTCTTGAAATCAAGGAATATTTCAGGAAGGAATTGAAGCTGACAGTCAAGGACAACTGGCAGGTGTTTCCAACATTTGTCAGGGGTGTTGATTTTGTTGGTTATAGAACATTTTTGAACTATAAACTTTTGAGAAAATCAACCTGCAAACAGATGAAAAAGAAGATGGCCAAACTTCAAAGGAAATGCATTGATAACAACCAAATGATGAACTATTCAGAATGGTGTTCCATCAATTCCTATAAGGGGTGGTTGATTCATTGTGATTCTTTCAGGTTGTCGCAAAAGTATATTGAACCTTTAGAACCTTATGCAAAAGCATATTATGAACAGCAAATCAAGAAAGGTGGTAAAGCAGCATGAAAGATTTTGGAAAGACAAGAAGCACAGTGAAACCTGATGCAGTTGTCATTGATGACAATTCTGTTTGGGTTCACACTGACATCCAGGAAGTGCATGAATCAGTTGGTGAAGACCAGTCATTTGATGGATATGAATTCAACATGGTTCAGTATGACAAGGATGAATACATCTTGATGATGTCTGAAAAGAATGCAGCACTGGAAAAGCAGGTCACAGACACACAGCTTGCATTGTGTGAAGTTTATGAACTAATTGGTTAAGGAAGGGGTGAATCATTATGGCACAGGTTTATGCAGACCTTATCAAGAAAGGGTTGAAAACAATTGATGATGTTCCTGCAAAGTTGAAGGATGATGTTCAGAAAATCCTTGATGCTGATGTTTAGGAAAATCAAAAACTGGTTCAGAAAGGCGGTGGAAACCATGGCAGTTGTATATGCAACACTTATCATCAAAGGCAAGAAAACTTTTGCTGATGTTCCTGATAGAATCAAGGAACAGGTAAAACAGGTGCTTATTGACTTAGGATGTGCCGATCTGGCACAGTAGGACGAGAGAAGGGAGATAAGAGGGTTATGAGAGAAAGAATTTGTATGTTGTTTGGAGCGTCTGGCGGATGCGTGGCCGCTCTTTTTGGTGGGTGGGACACCTGTCTAGTTGCCTTACTACTTTTTATGGCAATCGACTATCTATCCGGTTTGGTAGTTGCTGGTGTTTTCCATACATCAAAAAAGACGGATACCGGAGCACTGGAGAGCAGAGCCGGATGGAAGGGAATCTGTCGAAAATGCATGACGCTGATGTATGTACTGATCGCGCACTATCTTGACCTTGTAATTGGGACTGGCTATATACGAGATATGGTCGTCATCGCGTTTATATGCAATGAATTGATATCCATAACAGAGAATGCGGGTCTTATGGGATTGCCACTGCCGAATGCGGTAAAAGAAGCTATAGATATTCTCCAGAGAAAGGATGGTGGAAAACATGAGTAGAAGTATTGGAAATGCCGGACTAGAACTGATAAAAAAATTCGAGGGGTGTCGCCTTGTAGCGTATCGATGTGCCGCCGGTGTCTGGACTATTGGATACGGGCACACACAGGGCGTGAAACAGGGGCAAACATGTACACAAAAACAGGCTGAAAAGTGGTTGAAAGAAGACTGTCAGAAGTTTGCAGACTTTGTGGACAATCCTTCATATGTCCCAGTAACAAGTCAGCTTAATGATAATCAGAGAGATGCTCTGATCAGTTTCGCTTATAACTGCGGTCAGAATAATTTAAAAACACTGTGCTCTGGTCGGGATATAACTGCCATTGGAAATGCCATTCCGAAATACAATAAAGCTGGCGGAAGAGTGCTGCAGGGACTTGTGGAGCGCAGACAGGCAGAACAGGCTCTGTTTAATAAGAGATGTACAAGCTTCGATCACGTTCAATTAAATTATAAAGCCGGATCAACATACATCCTGAAAGTTGACCTAAATGTTAGAAGTAGACCGTCAACAGCTGGTTCTGTTATCGGAAGCCTGTCCAAGGGTAAAAAAGTTAAAAATCAGGCCACCACAAGAGCCGGAGAAGCCATTTGGATGTACATTGGATTAGATTCAAAGGGAAGAGAGCGATGGATATGTGCAGACACAGGATCGAAGGATTATGTCGGTTAGCGGTTTAGTTGTCGGCAATGCCGACAATTTGCCGACGAACGAAACAAAGTATATAAAAGGCACTCATTGACTTTATATCATGAGTGCCTTAAAATATGCATTGTAGGCAGTTTTGAATACCGTTAAATAACCGCATATTCTAAACTTTCGACGAACGGTGCATGTGGAGACGGTTGTTCTTCTAAACCTTGAAAAATAAGTATTTTAGGCATTTTAGATACTTAAAATCTGTCGACAAAACTCGATTTGCCGACAATTTGCCGACGTAATTTTTCAAAATTATAAAAGCGACACTAAATAGTTTAGTCTGTTTAGTTTCGCTTTTTTCTCATTTTTCGGATGCCAGTTTCTCAAAGATGTCGACGGATCTGTCCGCCATCTTCTCTGTGTCGTGCACATACGTTTGAAGCGTGGTCTCGATGTTTGTATGACCAAGACGCGTTTGTACGTCTTTCACGTCTGCTCCGCCTTCGATCAGCATGGTGGCGTGGGTGTGCCGAAGACTATGATAGTCGAATGGTATTTTCAATTCTCTGTGAACCACACGTGAACAGTATTTAAAAGAATCTGTGGAAGTATACTGCCCATTTTCTGCGACGCATACCAGATCGACTATTGGAAGCTGGCTTTCAACACATTTCTGCACCGGAACGATCCGGATCATGTCATTTCCTTTTTCGTCTGTTTCTTTTTTCAGAACATGCACCGTATAATATTCGCCATATTTCAATTCATGTTCCTTCTGGTGGTGCTTTTCTTCTTTCAGAGCCTTATAAAGAGTATCGCCAAATTTCACAGTTCTGACAGAAGTCACAGACTTCGGAGTGGTGAAGTACCAGGACGATCGCAGTTCTTTCTTCCCTGTTTTCTCTACTACTTTTCTGACATCTGCACCGAAGTTTCTTTTCACAACCTGCCGATTAACAGACAGGGTTTTATTCTCTAGATCGATGTCATCCCATGTCAGGGCGAACGCCTCAGATATTCTCAAACCGCAATAAAAACCGATCATAAGCGGAATGTAAAACCGCGTACCAGTAAACCGTTCTATAATCCTGTTCCAGTCCTCCAGATCAAGGATTATTCTTTCCCTCGGCTTCCTCTCCACTTTTGGAGTTTTAACGTAAGTCATCGGATTTTGCGCGATGTAATGCAGTGGCTCCACAGCGTAGTCGAGAGCGGCCCTAAAAACACTAAGGATCCCGACAATCTGACTTTTTGCATATCCTCTGATTTTTAAATCGTTCGCGTATTCTTGTAGGGGTGTGGGCTGTAACGATTTTAATTTATAAAATCCAAAATTCGGCTTAAGGTGATTGTTTATGATTTGGAGATATCCGACCTGGGTGTTGTATTTAAGGTTCGGTGTGCAGTACAGATCAAACCACTGGTCAAGATAATCCGCGACTGTTATTTCTGTCGGCTCGAAAGCGGTACCGGAGTTATTGTATTCTGTCATGGCCGCAGCCAGAGCTGTCTCTGCTTCCTTTTTTGTCCGAAAACCTCCCTTCTCTTTTCGCTTTCGCTTACCATTTACAGTACCCAGGTCGAAGCAGTATGACCATGTGTTTCCTCGTTTTCTTACGCTTCCTTTCATTTTTCACATCTTCCTTTCTTTTTTATAACTTGATTTTATGGAAAATGCGTGTTATTATAAACACGCGGTGGTTATTAATGTTCGGTTTTTTGCGTTTTTGTTTTCAACTTGGTTTTGTGAAGAAAGAGAGACGGGGTTTAGTCGTGTTTTCCCCGTCTCTTTTGTTATAATTACGGTGTTTTAATTCATCATTTCCTTACCGTCAAAAATGAATGACTGCACTGTATCTGTACTTGTATCTATTATAAATTGAAAATTGCTTCTTAATTCTGCTCCGAATCCATTCTGAGAATCAACATATCCTTGAACTGTTATAATGCCTGCATCTTTTGCGAACCCCCATTCTGTATAATTTGGGAATTTAGCGGTGCTTGGTGATTTTAAGATACTTTTTACTGCTTCTTCACATTTATATTGATAGTTGTTGACATCGTCCATAGACACGACATAGTCCTGCAATTTTCCTTGTACTTTTTTATCTTTATACAAGTCTTTGTCCGCATAGCGTAAGCAGTAAACACTACCATCTGAATTCAGATAAAGAATGACGTTATCTGCGGTTTTAGATTTTATGCGGTATCCTTTTTCACCATCAAAATCAGCATTATCCAGAAGGTTATCTCTTTTGATTTCCGAAATATCAGTCACTCCACATTTTTTTAATATCTTATCGATTTTTCGTCCTTGTTTTTCGGTAACGTTGATGTATTTAGATGCAACTGAATTATTCGCTTTGACGACCTGAGCTGTTTGTCTCTGTGTACTTCCAGAATTATTCGAATCCTCTTTAAGTATAGCAGAAACGAAAACTGTGATTAGAATACATACTATCAAAAACACAGTGGTGCTGGTACCAAATTTTGATTTCTTCTTGTTCGCCTCTTTTATAACACCGATCGGACATCCACAATTCGGACAGACAGTTGCCTTGTCACTGATTTTCTTCCCACACTCACTACATTTGATCATTGCCATAGTTATACCCTCTTTCTTTTGAATAATTAAGCACACCATTTCGATGTACTACAACATTTATATCGACATGTATAACAAAAAGTGTGATTACTGTATAAAAAAAAACAGACAACCGAAGCTGTCTGTTTCGAATCAAAACAATGTAGGTGGGGTGACACTTCCCACATCTCCAGCTAGGGTGACGGCTGCCCGTTCCGTCCTCTGCATTGTTTCAATTTAGTATATGTTTCTTACAGCCTCATTATACCAAATCAAACTTTGAGAAATCAATAAACAGATCATCATAAATTCCGGCACGCAGGGTATCGGAAAAAGTAGAAGATTCAAACGTCTTATGCTCGAAGTTGTAAATTAAAACAGCCTGTTCATCCGGATCAACGATCCAGTATTCGCGCACACCAGCATCGCGGTAGAGATTTAATTTCCGGATATGGTCGTGTTTGGCATTGCTCGGGGAAACGATCTCGATAATCCAGTCCGGAGCACCGGAGCATCCGCGGTCTGTAAGTTTATTTTTATCACATATCACGCTGATGTCTGGTTCTACGATTGTACTGCGGTCAGAAAAAAGTTTTACAGCAAATGGAGCAGGATAGATCTTGCACGCCCCCTTTTTCTGATGGATGTACTGTTTTATGATGAAATACAGATCACCTAAAATCGACTGGTGCAGCCTGCTTGGTGATGACATATTATAAAACTGTCCGTCAATCAATTCAGCACGAACATTATCCGGCAGATTGTAGTAATCATCTTCGGTGTAAAGTCTTTCTTGTGCTAATCCCATTTTTTCCACTTCCTTTACATGAATATTTTTGAAAATATATCCTAAGCCCCGTGGGCGTTTCTTTCAATTTCATTTATATCGGCGTTTTTATCAAAATCGTGATTTAATATATGGGAAACTTCATGGGCGTAACAGATTAAATTCTGCTCGTATGTTAGCTTACTGTTTAGAAATATTGTATAACTCAAGTCCGAATTCTGTACGACGTATGATTTTACAGTAGCCGGCAGGCTTACCAGTCTACAGTTAACATCCTGTATCATCCGGATCACTCCTCATTCTATCTATCATCTGTTTTACAAAATCTATATCTTCTTTTTTAACTTTTCTGCTGGCGTCAAAAAGTACTTTGTATTCCGGGTTATCGTATAAAAACTGTGCCATTTCTTTGGCGTCGTCGTTTAGGTAATACGGTGTGCCATTTACAGCATCGTCATCCTGTGCTTTCTGAAATGCCTCATATTTTTCAACGTCCCCGTCAAAGCGATCAGGTATATATTCATCATACATACAATTATCGTGTAGAAGTTCTGGGACTGTAGTTCCAAGTGCATCAGTAATATCATTCAAGATATCTTCTCTGATTGGTTCATCTAAAGTTTCATATCTATCTAAACTGTGAACCGAAATGCCGGCTTGCTCTGCAATCTCCTCTTGTGAAATACCAAGTCTCTCTCGTTCTTCTTTGATTATGCGACCTACATTTTCTATATAACTATTTCCAAGTAAATAATCAATCGAAACATTAAAATATTTTGCAATTTTATTCAATTTATCTGTGCTAGGAGTATTTTTGTCAATTTTACATAGTGATCCTCGTGAAAAATTAAGTATTTTCTCTAAATAATTTATGGATATTCCGTTTCTTTTGCACAATTTTTTTATTCTTTCATACATAAGTAATCGACCTTTCTAAAAAACATCTGAATAAATTACGTAAAAAGTATTGACACTCTGAAAAAATTGCGTATAATTACTATTGGGTTCTGAAAATTTTACGATATTTTTCGAGTGAATTACGTTATTCAGCATTAGCTTTTTCTTAGATTATAGAATATTTTCAGAGTAAAAGCAATGATTTTTGTAATATTTTCAGAGACGAATTAACAGGAGGTGATTTAAGAATTGTACAAATTAGTAAAAGAGCTGTGCTTAAAAAAAGGAATACCCGTAAATGAATTAGAAATTAATCTAGGATTTTCTAGGGGCTCGATATGCAAATGGGGCGAATCAAGGCCGAGTATTGATAGAGTGGTTGCGGTAGCAGAGTATTTCGGGGTTCCGATTGATTATTTTTTGGATGGCTTAAAAGAAACAAAAAAAGAGAAAGGGAGCGAGCACGAAACCTAATTATTTAATGTTTGAAAAGCTACTTGAAGAAAACGGCATTACAGCCTATCGAGTAGCTCAGGATACAGGAATCGAGACATCCACACTGACAAGTTGGAAAAACGGATCATATGAGCCAAAACTCGAAAAACTTTTGAAAATAGCAGATTACTTTGAAGTTCCACTTGAATATTTTTTAGATGGCGATGTAAATGATGATGCAGATGAAGAAATGAATTTGGTAGAGGAAGGTGAAATTTATATGAATGATTTACAGGTTTTCAACAACACAGAGTTTGGAAAAATCAGATCTGTACTGATAGAAGATGAACCGTGGTTTGTAGGAAAAGACATTGCAGAAGCACTCGGATATTCTAAAACACGGAATGCAATTTTACAGCATGTGGATGAAGAAGACAAGAAGGGGGCCCTGATTCAGGGCGGCCTTTGTGGAAAGCAAAATATGATCATCATCAACGAGTCGGGACTTTACTCCCTGATCTTTGCCAGCAAACTTCCAAACGCGAAGAAATTCAAGCACTGGGTGACAAGTGAGGTGCTACCGGCACTTCGAAAAACCGGGCAGTACAAAATGAATGACGGTGTGGAAGAACCGGCGGAGAAAGAGCCACAGAAAAAGGAACTGGACTATCTGAAAGCGGCTGAAGTGATAGCGGAATGCGATAAGACTCGACTGAACACAGTACTCGACCTTGTAAGAAAAGCGGGGTTTGAAGTAGAAGAACCGAGAACGTTCATACCGAACATCCCACAGCCGGTCGAACAGTTCCTGAAAGGAAAGACAGTTGAGGATGTTCTGAACTATACTACGCGTGACCTGTATCTCGAATTCTCAACCGATTTACCGTATGAGATTAAAAATGAGATTAGAGAGGCGGATCTTGAGGTTTACATCAATGTAATTCTTGGAACAAGAACCGTCTACAGAGTCGTTCATGGCAGTTCATCAAAAGTTTTTGTGATGTAGGGAGGTGAAAATATGGGAAGAAATATTTCATGCACTGGTGAACTGAAACGATTTGAGCAGATAACGGATGACCCTGCTCTGATCGAGAGGTTCGAATCTCTTTTGAAAGAAAAGAACCTCTCAAGGGAAGAGCTTGCGACCATATTATTTACGATTCGCGTTCGACATGAATTTGGTCGCAGAGATTTTGGTATTTAAGGTTCACGATAAGGATTGGTGATGTAAATGACGTTTTCTGAGAAATTAAAACAGGCAATGGACGACTTGAATCTGACACAGGCTGATGTGGCTGTAAAAACAGGTAAGAGTAAAGCATCGATATGCCAGTACACGAGTGGTAATACCGTTCCGCCAGAACGGACACAGGAAAAGATAGCGGTCATGCTCGGACTTCCAGCTACGTATTTCTCAGACGAAAAGGTGATTGACTTTTCAAATCTAACTGGAAAGAACATGTTACCGGAACAGGCGGCACGAATTCTCGGTGTCAATCCGGCTACGATTCGGAAGGGACTGCAACAGGGTGTATTCCCTTGGGGGTATGCGGTAAAGACGACAGAAGACCGCTGGACTTACATTATAAACACGAAAAAGTTTTTCGAGATTGAGAGGGTGGAAGATGGAACAAAACGAGCATTGTAAAAGCTGCCAGTACGGGTATAAAGAGACAAGCGGTTCGAGTATTTACCGGTGCAGATTTTTACTGGAGACCGGAAAGATGCGTGGGTGTTCGGTTCCTGAATGCGATCACTGGAAGGAACCGAAACATGAGAGAAAGCGTCCGAAGTTTAATCGTGAGAGATTGAGAGGAACTGTTTATGACAACAGATAGGAGGGACAAGATAATGGGGCCTATTGAAGCAACTAATATACTACAGAAGAGGATAAATTGTAAAAATGCAAACATGGATGTATGCATGATCACGACTTGTGAGAATTGCAGTAATTTTGTCGTAAAAGAAGATCTTTTGAATGCCTATGACACATCTATAAAAGCGATGAATTACTGCCGAAAGGCAGGTGTGCAGCTTGTGTCCGATCGGGACGCTGAGAAAGCGCTGGATACAATTAATGCATACTGTTCCGAGCACAAAAGAAGCAACTGTGAAGGCTGTACATTTGCACTCACAGAAGACAGATGCAGACTTAGAGACAGGGAGGTCTGATATGGCGAACGCGGAAAGATTATGCAAGCCGACGAGAGATCAGAAGAAACTGCTGTCAGAACATGGACTTGTCTGGCGAAACTGGCTGGTTCCAAGAGGTGGAGAAGACAATTTAAGCCTTGCAGTCGTAAATAAGAATTCCGGAAAAAGGAAGGTCATCTTAAAGTAAAGGAGATTATGAAAATGGATATTAATGTAACTATTAAAGCAGAGAATGGATTTGTGGAAGCGTTGAACCGTCTGGCAGACGCTATGAAGAACACGAAAGTGGTAGAAATGCCAGTGACAGTTGAAAAAACAACTACACAACAAACGCAAGCGGCTCCAGTTCAAGCACAAACGACCACACAAGAACAGACACAACAAACACAAGCGGCTCCAGTGCAGGCACAAGCGCCACAGCAAACTGCTCCGGTGCAAGCACAGGCAACTACTTATACTTTAGATGATTTAAGTAAGGCCGCAGTATCGCTCATGGATGCTGGAAAACAGCAGGAACTATTAAATCTATTGGCACAATTCGGAGTGCAGTCCATGCCGCAGTTGCAGCCGGATCGGTACGGGGCATTTGCGACCGCTTTACGGGAAAAGGGGGCTGCTATTTAATGGCTGGGAACCACACAGAACGGAAACACAGCCTCTTATCTCCGTCCGGGGCGCATCGGTGGATGGTCTGCACGAAGTCACCGGAGTTAGAGGCGCGGTTTCCAGATACTAGATCGGAGGCAGCGGCAGAGGGTACACTGGCTCATGAAATAGCAGAGATAAAACTTAGGGGCTATTTTTTTGCAACTGAGTGGACAAAGAGAAAAGTTACTACTGCGATCAATAAAAAGAAAAAAGAATCACTGTACCAAGAGGAAATGCTCGGGTATACAGACGATTATGTGGAAGAGATCAAAAAGGTCGCTCTTTCTTTCAATAGTGCTCCGGTAGTAGCGGTGGAAGATGAATGCAATCTGGAGATGTATATTCCAGAAGAAGGCGCACATGGCTCGCCGGACTGCATTCTTATCCATCAGGGCGAGATGCACGTTTTTGACTTTAAATACGGGAAGGGTGTCCCTGTATCCGCAGTCAGAAACCCTCAGATGATGCTTTATGCTCTTGGCGCTTATCAGAGATATAAACTTATTTATGAAATCGATAAAGTTGTTCTGCATATCGTGCAGCCTAGAATTGATAACTTCTCTACTTGGGAAACAAACAGAGAGGAAATTCTTTCCTTCGGGGAAGTTGTTAAAGAGACTGCGGGACTTGCATTATCTGGAAAAGGAGAATTCAATCCGGATGAAAATGCGTGCCGGTTTTGTCGAGCCAGAGCGGTCTGCCGTGCCCGAGCAGAAAAGAATGTAGAACTCGCTTTTGCAGTAGACAAGAAACCAGAAACGCTCTCAGATGCCGAAATAGGAGAATATCTGTCAAAAGGAACAGATGTGGCCAGATGGCTTGAAGATGTAAAAGAATATGCGCTGTCCGCCTGCCTAGCCGGTAGAAATATCGAAGGATGGAAAGCAGTGGAAGGAAGAAGCGTCAGAAAGTGGACGGATCAAGAGAAGGCATTTGAAACACTAAAAGAAAAAGGAATCGCTGAAGCTGTATTATATGAGCGAAAGCCGATTACACTGGCGTCGGTCGAAAAACTTGTAGGAAAGAAGGACTTCTCTGAGATGGTCGGTGAATTTATAGCAACACCACCTGGGAAGCCAACACTTGTAGATATCTCCGATAAAAGAGAGGCGATTACAAATGCGACGAAAGCCGCAGATGTTTTTAAATAATCAAACACAGAAAGGAAGTTTTTATTATGGAAAAACCAACAGAAGTAGTAACAGGAGAAGCACGTTTAAGTTTTGTACATGTATTTAAACCTTATGCATTCACACCGGGAAGTGAAGAGAAGTTTTCGGTCACTATCCTAGTACCAAAAACGGATACCGCTACGAAAGCCCGAATCGATGCCGCTATTGAAGCGGCAAAACAGGCCGGAAAAGAGAAATGGAATGGTGTAATCCCTCCGGTATGCCCGACACCGGTGTACGATGGAGATGGAACGAAACCGTCTGATGGATTACCATTCGGGCCGGAATGTAAAGGCCACTGGGTATTTACTGCGTCGGCAAAGGCGGAATATCCACCAGAGGTCGTTGACGCCAGCATGAACCCGATCATTAACCAATCTGAGATTTACAGTGGTGTTTATGGTCGCGTGTGTGTGAACTTTTTCCCTTATACATTTAGCGGTAAAAAAGGTATCGGTTGTGGACTCGGTCCTGTTCAAAAATTAAGAGACGGAGAGCCTCTTGGCGGCGGTACTACAGCGGCTCAGGCATTTGGTGGGGCTCCGCAGATGTCACCACAGAGCGGAGGAGTCGACCCGATTACAGGATTACCTAGATAAAAATATACAGTAAAATTCAAACGGGCGGTCTTTCTAGGCTGCCTTTTCAGAAAGGGTATTTTTATGAAAAACCTTTATATTGATATCGAAACGCGGTCATCAGCAGACATTGGAAAAGTCGGTTCATACCGATATGCAGAAGACAAGGATTTTAAGATACTGCTTTTTGCATACAAGGTGGATGAGCAGGAGACACGTATTATAGATCTGACAAAATTTGATTTACCGGAAGATATTGTGCATGCACTATTTGATTCAAATGTGAAAAAGCACGCTTACAACGCACAGTTTGAGTGGTACTGCTTAAATAAAGCCGGATACGAAACGCCTCTTGAACAGTGGGAATGCAGTATGATACATGTCATGTACTGCGGGTATCCTGCAAGTCTTGCAGCCGCAGGAAAGGCGATCGGAATCGAAGAAGATAAGCAGAAAATGGCAGTCGGAAAATCTCTGATCAAGTATTTCTGCACGCCGCAAAAAGACGGCACTTTCCACAAACCATCTGACGATTTGGACAAATGGGAGTTGTTTAAGACGTATTGTATCCGTGACGTCGACGTGGAATACGATTTGGATCAGAAACTGAAGAATTTTACACTGCCTGAAAAAGAATGGAACCTGTGGAGAATGGATGTGGAAATGAACGCTTGCGGTGTGCATGTGGACACGGATTTGATCAATGGAGCAATCACAATTCGGCAGGATGAAGAAGAAAGTCTTATGAGAGAGGCGAAAGACATTACGAAATTAAGCAATCCGAATTCACCGTCTCAGCTACTCGGATGGGTGAATTCGAGACTAGTGGCAGAAGGAAAGGAATCCGATGTACTGGAAAATCTGAACAAAGCAACAGTCTCTGAGTTTATGGAAAAAGACGGGACGCCGAAAGACATCCGGCGCGCACTGGAGATCCGCCAGAGCCTCGGAAAAACGTCCCTGAAAAAATACGATGTCATGATCGCGGCAAAATGTGAAGATGACAGGGTGCGTGGCGTCAGCCAGTTTTATGGTGCCAACAGGACAGGTCGGTGGGCTGGCAGGCTACTCCAATTACAGAACATGACCAAGAACCATATGGGAACTATAGATGAAGCAAGAAAAATCGTGAAGTCCGGAAATACAGCGATGCTTAAAGCAGTATACGGTTCAGACGTCCATGATACCTTGTCACAGCTTGTAAGGACAGCACTTATTCCATCAGATGGAAACCATTTTGTAGTAGCGGATTTCTCTGCGATTGAAGCGCGTGTGGTCGCGTGGATCGCGGGAGAAAAGTGGGTGAATGAAGTATTTGCCACTCATGGGAAAATCTACGAGGCGACGGCATCCCAGATGTTTGGTGTGCCGGTAGACAAGATTAAAAAAGGAAACCCGGAATACGCCCTGCGGGCAAAAGGAAAAGTTGCGACACTTGCGCTTGGATACCAGGGAGGGGCAGGCAGTCTGATCACGATGGGAGCCTTAAAGATGGGGCTTACAGAGGAGGAACTTCCAGAAATCGTTCACCGATGGCGTAATGCTAACCAAAATATAGTAAGGCTTTGGTATTCGGTAGAGAATGCCGCTATTGCAGCTGTACAGACCGCAGAGCCACAGGCGACAAATGGAATTTTGTTTCATTTGTCTTCAGACATCGGAAACGGAGTGACGTTTTTAAACGTCCGACTTCCAAGTGGGCGGGAGTTGTACTATCCGAAGCCATTTATTGGACAGAACCGATTTGGAAATCCGTCTCTGCATTTCTGGGGAATCAACCAGACAAATAAAAAATGGGAAGTGCAGGAGACATATGGAGGAAAGCTGGTCGAGAATATCGTACAGGCAACGGCGCGGGACTGTCTGGCTGTCGTTCTTTTGCGTGTACAGGATGCTGGGTATCAGACGGTTTTTCACGTCCATGATGAAGTGATCGTGGACGCGCCTATGGAGCTGACAGTGGAACGCCTGTGCGAACTTATGGCGGAACCAATTGACTGGGCACCGGGGCTTGTATTAAAGGGAGCCGGATTTGAGGGGGAATACTACAAGAAAGATTAAATGGGGGTGTTTTTGATGCAAAATAATAGACCACTGCATATAGCGGTCGGAGCCAGCAGATACGATACAAATTGGAAGAATACAGAGATCTACTGGGACAAGCTGGTCGAAAGATTGAAAACGCCTATACGGACGGCAGAAACGATTTCTGAATTTTTAGAGATGAAGAAATCAGAACAGGACAGATTGAAAGACGTCGGCGGGTTTGTCGGTGGAACACTTAACGGACCGAGAAGAAAATCGGATAGGTTGACAGGTCGTGACATTGTGTCACTCGACATGGATAACATTGAGACCGGGAAGACGATTGATGTGATAAAACGTGTAAAGGGTCTTGGATGCTCGTCCGTTATTTATTCGACTAGAAAGCATACCGAATATGCGCCTAGACTCCGTGTTTTGATACCGCTTGATCGAACATGTACTTCGGACGAGTACGAACCGATTGCCAGAAAGCTGGCGGAACAGATCGGTATCGTGATGTGCGACAGGACGACGTTTGAGCCAGCCCGGCTGATGTACTGGCCGTCATGCAGTTCGGACAGCATGTATGTTTTTGAGACGACGGATGCGGGGTTCTGTAGTGCAGACAGCATTCTAAAAATGTACGAAGACTGGCACGACGTTCAGACTTGGCCGCGTGTGCCGGGAGAGGATAACGATAAGAAAATTCTTGTTGCGAAACAGGAAGAACCGACAAAGAAGCGTGGAATCGTGGGCGCATTTTGCAAATGCTACACTGTTACGGAGGCCATGGATGAATATCTGCCAGGGCTTTATGAGAAAACAGCTGTGGATGATCGTTACACATACACAGGCGGTTCTACGGCTGGCGGTGCAGTCATTTACAACGATGACGCATTTTTATACAGCCACCATGCGACAGATCCATGTTCCTGTAAGCTTGTAAATGCATTCGACCTAGTTCGGATACATAAGTTTGGCGATCAGGACGACACGGCAAAGCCGGATACGCCTACAACAAGGCTTCCCTCCTTTTTAGCAATGACCGAACTGGCAAAGAATGATAAAAAAGTCAGTGGTCTTCTTTTACAGGAGCGACACGATCTGGCAGAAGAGGCGTTTGGAAAAGTTGTAGACTTTCCGCAGAACAGGACGACGAAAGAAAATGGTTCGGCTGCAGTTGCGATTACAGATGCGGCGGATGACAGCTGGATGAATAATCTTGACATGGATAAAAATGGAGCTGTGAGAAAGACTTCTACAAATATCATTCTGATTTTGGAAAATGATCCGGCATTAAAAGGTAAATTTGCGACAGATGAATTTGCAGGAAAGAGTGTGGTACTTGGTTCCATGCCGTGGAACCAAACCGATGAAAAGCGGATGTGGTCTGATGTCGACGATGCAGGTCTTAGATGCTATCTGGAAGCCGGTTATGGCATTTCCGGACGTGAGAAAATTGATGACGCACTTATTACCGTATCTGACCGGCATAAGATGAACGAAGTAAAAGACTATCTGACAGAAACAGTATGGGACGGAACACCAAGACTTGACACTCTGCTTGTGGACTATCTTGGGGCAAATGATACACCGTATGTACGTGCTGTTACGCGAAAAACATTATGCGCGGCAGTTGCCAGAGCAATGGAAAGCGGAGGCGTGAAATTTGATTATATGACAATTCTAACGGGACCGCAGGGACTTGGAAAGAGTACACTTCTTGCAAAACTGGGCGGAAAATGGTTTTCAGACTCCCTCACTACATTTGAGGGGAAAGAAGCGGCTGAACTGATACAGGGAACATGGATCAACGAGATTGGTGAGCTTGCGGCATTTACAAAACAGGAAACGGAGATCATTAAGCAGTTTTTATCCAAGCAATTTGACATTTACCGTGCGGCATATGGCAGACATACAGAGAGGCACCCCAGACGGTGCGTATTTATCGGAACCAGTAATAATGATGAGTTTCTGCGGGATGCAACTGGAAACAGACGCTTTTGGCCTGTGGATGTTGGAGAGATGGAACCGGAGAAATCCGTATTTGATGATTTAGATGATACGGAAATCCAGCAGATATGGGCAGAGGCATACATTAGATATATAACTGGTGAAAAACTGTTTATGGACACAAAAGAACTGCAGAAAGAAGCATTGGAACAGCAGGAGAAGCACAGAGAGTCATCGGAGAAAGAGGGGCTAATTATCGAGTATCTTGAAAAGCTGATCCCGGAAAACTGGTACGATCTTGACCTTTCCGCCAGGCGGATGTTTTTGAACGGGAGCCTGCAAGGGCAGAACCAGAAACTTATGAAGCGCGATAAGGTATGCGCGTATGAGATATGGGAAGAGTGCTTTGGAATGGACAAGGTTCGCATGCAGAGAAGAGATTCAAATGAGATCATATCCGTCATGAAAAGGATAAAAGGGTGGGAGAGAAATAAGGACAAAAGAAAGTACGGATCCTATGGGTACCAAAGAGGATTTCAGCGAATGTGACAAAAAATGTTAGGGTGTAAAGGACATAAAAAAGCACACCCTAACACCCTAACATTTATTTTTCAGAAAATTTAAAATAAAATCTGAAAACTATTTTAGGGCGCTAGGGTGCATATTGGGGTGTATGTTAGGGTGTGGGAAAAATCCTTTATTTAATGGGTTTATTTATATTTTTTACACTATATACACCCTAACACCCTAATAATACTATAGAAATATAAAAAATAAAGAGTAAATATAAAAATATGCGCATATAATGCCTAATCGCGATACCTCTATACGCGTGCGCGTAATTGGGTAGGGTGCATAGGGTGTATAGGGTGTTGATGACACATGAGGGACACGTGAGGGACCCTTGAGGGACCCTTGAGGGACATGTTAAAGAAACGGAGTGAGAAAATGTATAAAGAATCAATCATAGAAAATCTGTTGAGAGACGGAATGAAAAAAATTGGCGGACGGTCATACAAGTTCGAGTCGCCAGGGAATGCTGGCGTACCAGACCGGATTGTTATTTTCCCAGACGGTAAGTTAGAATTTGTTGAACTGAAAACCAGAACAGGTCGGCTGAGACCTCTGCAGGAGTCAAAGATCCAGGAATTGAGAAAGTTTGGGCAGACCGTTCATGTGGTTCGTGGGGTGGACGGATTGAGAGTATTTTTCAAAAGTCACGGCTTTGGATCAGTCGCGGCGAGCCTTGAGAAAAAAGCAGAAGCTGATAGGAGGTAGATTTTAAAATTGGGAATGGTAGAAATTAAGTGCGATTTTTGCGGAAAAGTTATTAAAAGATATCCAAGCCAGATAAAAAAACATAATTTTTGTAGCAAAAATTGTCTTGCGGATTTTTCGAGTAAAACTAGAAATCCTGGAAAATACGCTGATTTAAAGAATTATAAGAATATTTCAGCCCATATGTCTAAGCTTAATTACGAACTTAATCCGAATAGAATGACACTTGAAACAAGAACAAAGCTTAGCAGAGCTGGTAGAAATAGAGGTTCAGGAAAATCATATCCGAAAGTATTTGGGAGACACATACAAAGAGTACTCGCGGAAAAAATGCTTGGGCTGGAACTTAAGCAGAACGAAGTAGTGCATCACATCGACAAAAATAAGAGGAATAATCAGACAAGAAATCTTATGGTATTCGAGTCACAATCAGAGCATGCGAAATGGCACGCTGAGCATGACTATAAAGGAGGTGATGCTTTATGATGTTCAAACCACACCAGTATCAAGAATATTGCATCAACAAGATTCTTGAGATAAAAAAACTTGGTCTGTTTTTGGACATGGGTTAAGGTTTAGGCAAGACTGTTATAACACTGACAGCAGTAAAAGAGTTGAAATACAATCGGTTTTCTGTCCGAAAAGTCCTTGTGATCGCACCGAAAAAAGTTGCAGAGAGTACATGGACACGAGAAAAGGATAAGTGGGACCACACAAAAATGCTGCGTGTCTCTCCGGTACTTGGAAGTAAAACAAAACGCATCCGGGCTTTATGTACTCCGGCAGATATTTATGTCATAAATCGGGATAACGTATGTTGGCTTGTAGACTACTACCGGAATGACTGGCCGTTTGATATGGTCATCATCGACGAGAGTACAAGTTTTAAAAGCCACAAGGCAAAACGATTTAAGTCCCTTGCAAGTATCACGAGTAAAATCGACCGAATGGTCCTTCTTACCGGGACACCATCGCCGAATGGGGTGGAAGATTTGTGGTCGCAGATTTATCTTCTGGATCAAGGCGGGCGGCTTGGATCACGGTACACGCAGTTTAGGGAAAGATACTTTGATCCGGACAAGCGTAGCCGCAATATTATCTACAGTTACAAGCTGAAGGATGATCACAGTTATACATCGATAACGGATAAAATCTCGGATATTTGTGTGAGCCTGAAAGCCGAAGATTATTTACAGCTTCCAGATATCGTTTACAACACAGTTTCCGTTGACCTAGATCAGAGAGCAAGAAAATCTTACGACGACATGGAACGAGACCTAATCCTAAGCCTGCCAGAAGATGAGGAAGAAATAAGCGTGGCAAGTGCGGCTGCGCTGAGTAATAAATTATTGCAGTTGGCAAATGGGGCAATCTATGACGAAGACCATGCCGTTCATCCGATTCACGACTGCAAAATGGAGTCGTTTTTGGAGTTAATTGAGGGTCTTAATGGTAAACCCGTACTTGTCTTTTACAGCTTTAAGCACGACAAAGACAGAATACACGAGGCATTGAAAAAAAATAATCTCGAAGTTCGGGATCTTGTAAGCGATCAGGACGTGGAAGATTGGAATGCCGGAAAGATAAATATTCTTTTGACGCATCCGGCTTCCAGTGCTTACGGCCTTAATCTTCAGGAGGGTGGAAATCATGTGATCTGGTTCGGCCTGACATGGAATCTGGAGCTGTATCAACAGGCAAATAAGCGACTGCATCGACAGGGGCAAAAAGAAAAAGTATTCGTTCATCGTCTTGTCTGCCGTGATACAAGAGATGAGGATGTACTGGCGGCGTTAGAGTTTAAAGGCGATGCGCAGGAGTTTGTTCTGGAATCATTAAAAGCGCGGATCAAGAAAGTAAAAGAGAAATCGGGGGTGTAATTGAATGTCAATTATTTATGGAATTTTATCACCACTATGCGCGATAATAGCACTAGCCGACCATGAGCCACTATACATGGTTGCGGCAGCGCTGTTCAACATTGCATTTGAAATAGATTGTAAGATAAGATTTAAAGTGGAGGTTGAGAAAAGTGAATAAAGAGAAATTGCAAAAAAATTTCTTGGAAAAGTTATTAAAAGGTCAGAAAGTCGTATGCCAGGATGACGGCGATTGCATCTTGATCGCAGATGCTCACATAGTAGTTAGGTTCCAGAAGAACGAATGTTTTTTAAACTGTGAACGTATGGGACAGACAAAAATGCTTTCAAAAATGTTTGATCCTGATAGATACGAGAAAGCAGAATTTACAGGACCTTCGCAGAAATTAAAAACAGTAACAGCGTCGGAACTAAAATCGGAGAAAGCTACGACATGGGTAGATAAAAAGCTGATAAATTTGTTTATGGACAGATGGAGCGATATAGGCATTTATATAAAAGACCCGAGAGAACCTGTGATCCTGTGTGAAGGCGATAAGTGCATTGGCATCGTTCTACCGGTTATTGTAAGAACGGAGGAAAAAGAGTATGAAGAATAAAGAAAAGTTTTTGAGGTTTAAAGAGGATAAATCAGATACCACGCATAGCAGGTACTGGAACAACATCACAGACATCTATGAGAGACAGCGTGAAAAAGGTCTGAAAGAATATGGGCATCCCCTGGAGGAAGAAACCGATATGAATAGCATACAGAGACTGACAGCGATCGAAGAGGAACTCGTAGATGCGCTTATGTACATTGAGCACGCGAAAGAGGGTATGAAGGAATGAAGTACACATGCGCAGTCTGTGGAAGAGAGTTTGAGAAGATCAAAAATCGACAAACAATTTGTTCTGATGAATGCAGGGAATTGAGAAAGAAGGAAAACGTAACAAAAGCATGGAATAAAAGAAAATTGAAAGCAGAAATTGAGAAAAGAAAGGCCACCAATTATTCGAAATCTATAGCTGAAATACAGGCTGAAGCCGGAAAGCTCGGAATGAGTTATGGGGAATATGTGGCACGAAATGGAGGGGTATGAATGAAAGCAAAGGAATATCTTGAACAGCTGCAGGACATGAATATTAAGATCAACCAGAATCTGCAGTTGCTGGAAGAGATGAAAGAAAACGCACTCTGTACTGGTGGAATGAATTACGGTTCCGATCGAGTGCAGACATCGCATGTGCAGGGAAACATGGAGAAGGCTGTTTCTGTCTACATGGATTTCGACAGGCAGATCAATGATGATATAGATGCGTTTTATACTGCTAAAATGCGGATCACAAATGAAATACACGATCTTAGAGATGCGGATCATATTCATGTACTGTACAAGTTTTATGTGCAGTTTAAAGGGGTGGATGCGATATCCAGTGAGATGAAAAAGTCGAAACGCTGGGTATATGAGAAACGGAACGCAGCACTCGATGAGTTTGATCGGATACATCCAACACTGGAGAAATTTGCATGACCGCACGGTTCTGCACAAATCTGCACAGTTTTGCACAAATCTGCACAAAATTTCACAAAATTTCACGTTGCGTAACAGCTCCCAATCTGTTATGATATAATCAAACGAAGTTTACAGGACATGGATTGTTGTTTTTGTTTTTCCACGGCATCGGGAATAAAACCCGGTGCCTTTTTCATTGTCGTTATCAGCCCGTACGGATTTCTTTTTCCCTTACCGTTCGGGCATTTGTAATTTGTATATCCCGGAGGTGAGACGGTTGGCAAGAAGTCCGAATAAGAAAGCAGAGAAAGCACATGAGCTGTATAAGAGCGGTATGAAATTAGTTGAGATTGCAAGTCAGCTAAATGTGCCAGCCGGAACCGTCAGGCGGTGGAAAAGTACATACGGATGGGATGACGAACACAAAAGTGAGCGTTCGAATAAAAAAACGAACGTTCGGAATAAAACGAACAAAACGAACGAGGCTGTAGCTGACGAAGTCAAGGAAGTAATGCAGAATACAGAACTAAGTGACAAGCAGCGGCTTTTTTGTATTTATTATATTCGTTCCTTCAATGCGACAAAGGCATATCAGAAGGCATATGATGTAGATTATGCAACTGCCGCTTCCATTGGTTACAGACTGTTGGGCAATGATGGAGTGAAGGAAGAAATTAACAGATTAAAGCAGGAAAAGCTGAACAGAGAGTTCCTGAGTGAGGCCGATATCTTCCAGAAGTACATGGATATTGCGTTCGCAGACATGACAGATTTTGTGGAATTTGGAAATGAAAAAAAGAACACACTCCGGTTTAAAAACAGCAGTGATGTGGATGGAACACTGATCTGTGAAATCAAACAGGGAAAAGACGGTGCCTATGTGAAACTTGCTGACCGCATGAAGGCACTCCAGTGGCTGACAGACCACATGGATATGGCGACGGAGAAACAGAAAGCAGAAATCGCAATGCTGAAAGCAAAAGTACAGGTTCCGGAAGATACCGGACAGGATGACGGATTCCTGGAAGCATTGAACGGAACTGCCGCAGGGGACTGGTCAGATGAAGAAAGCTAATACCGTTTTTCATTTCAAACCATTTTCCAAGAAACAGCGGATGGTACTGAACTGGTGGTGTGATGCGTCCCCAGTAAAGGATATGGATGGCATCATCGCAGACGGAGCGATCCGTTCCGGTAAGACAGTCTGCATGTCACTGTCCTTTGTGATGTGGGCGATGAGCAACTTCAATGGGCAGAACTTCGGTATGTGTGGAAAGACAATCGGCTCTTTCCGGAGAAATGTTCTGTTCTGGCTGAAGCTGATGCTGAAAAGCCGAGGATATACAGTTTACGACCACAGAGCAGATAATCTGGTCGAAGTGGCCAGAGGAAACACAGTAAACTACTTCTACGTGTTTGGTGGAAAGGACGAACGGTCACAGGACCTTATTCAGGGTATCACGCTCGCCGGAGTCTTCTTCGATGAAGTGGCTCTTATGCCGGAATCGTTTGTCAATCAGGCAACAGGCCGCTGCTCCGTGGAAGGTTCAAAGTTCTGGTTTAACTGCAATCCAGACGGACCATATCACTGGTTCAAAACGAAATGGATTGATAAGAAAAAGGAAAAACGACTGCTCTATCTCCATTTCACGATGGACGATAATCTCAGCCTGTCAGAGAAGATTAAAGAGCGTTACCGCAGTATGTACAGCGGCGTGTTCTATCAGCGCTACATTAAGGGCTTGTGGGCAATGGCCGAGGGAATCATCTACGACATGTTCGAACCCGCCAGACACGTACTAAGAAACCTGTCTGATCTGACTGGAAATAAATACTATGTTTCGTGTGACTATGGTACACAGAATGCGACAGTATTTCTCCTATGGTGTAAGAATAAAGCAGGGAAGTGGATATGCTGCCGGGAATATTATTATTCCGGAAGAGAAGAGACGGCACAGAAGACAGACACCGAGTATGCGGATGATATGGAGAAATGGCTCGATGGAATAAAGCTGGAAAGTGTGATTGTTGACCCTTCGGCCGCATCGTTTATCGCAGAGCTGAAGAAACGGGGATATCGAGTGAGAAAAGCAAAAAATGATGTGCTTGACGGTATCCGTTTTGTCGCGTCACTACTCAACCAGAAGGAAATCATGATACATGATTCATGCGTAAATACGATTCAGGAATTTGCTTCGTATATCTGGGATGAAAAAGCAGCAGAGCGCGGAGAAGACAAGCCGGTAAAACAGCATGACCACTGCATGGATGCGCTCAGATACTTCTGCTACACGATAATCCGGAAACCAAACGGAATGAAGATTTTAAAATAGGTGGTGAAAAAATGGAACTGGATGTAATGAAAAAACTGATCAAAAAATATCAGACCGGGCATTCGGATTTTATACAGAGATCGTCCGTCGCAGAACGGTATTACCGTAACGAAACGGATATCCTCTTTAGGCCGAAAGAAGAAAAGGAAGACAGCCCGATCAGAAATGCGGATAACAGGATACCCAGAAACTTTCACGGCCTTATCGTGAATCAGAAATCATCTTATGCATTCACAGCTCCGCCACTGTTTGATGTTGGAAATACTGCTGCAAATAAGCAGATTACAGAGACACTTGGAGACGAATATGCAAAGAACTGCATGGAGCTGTGTATCAATGCCGCCAACTGCTCTGTCGGCTGGGTTCATTACTGGGAGGATGAAGAGGGTTTTCAGTGGGCGGTCGTAGACAGTAAACAGATCATCCCTGTGTGGGATAAAGGACTGAAACGACGTCTGATCGGAGCATTCCGGGTGTATGAAAGCATCGATGAGGAAACCGGCGACACATACACGATTTATGAGTATTGGACAGACACAGAGTGTCAGACGTTCCGCAGAAACAACGGAATGAATGTGGATGAAGGTCTGGAATACTACAATATGTTCGTGAATCCGGAAAGCAGCGAAATGATCGCAGAATACCGGCATGACTTCGGAGAAGTGCCATTCATTCCGTTTTTCAATAACAACACGCATACAGATGATCTGAAGAATATAAAGCCTCTGATTGACGTGTATGATAAAGTGTTCAGTGGTTTCATAGATGATCTGGATGATGTTCAGGAGCTTATCTTCGTCCTGTCCGGATACGGTGGAACGGAGCTGAATGGATTTTTACAGGATTTGAAAAAATACAAAGCGATCAGTTTGGATGCGGATGCAGACGGTAACCCGGGAGTGAGCACACTTAGCATCGAGATTCCGATCGAAGCACGAAACAGTGTACTGGAAGCCACAAGAAAAGCAATCTTCGAACAGGGACAGGGATTCGACCCACGGCCGGAAAACTTCGGGAACCAGTCAGGAGTTGCACTGAAGTTCATGTATGCATTACTGGAAATGAAAACCGGACTTATGGAGACGGGATTCCGACTCGGTTTTTCCAGACTGATTCGCGCAATCTGTAAAAGCAAAGGAATTCAGTGTGGAACCATAATTCAGACATGGACACGCACATGCATCAAGAACGATACGGAACAGGCACAGATCTGTAAGGATTCGGTTGGTATCGTAAGTAAAAAGACGATACTGAAAAACCATCCGTTTGTGGAAGACGCGGATGCAGAATTGAAGCAGATGGAGAAAGAGGAGCAAGAAGAACAGGATAAAATGAATCAGAATCTGTATGGAAATGCATTCAATCCGGATGAAAAAGATGGAAGCGGTAATGAAGAAAGCGCGGAAAAGTGACAGGGAATAACCACCCTGTCTTTTTTGTACGCATTTTTAGAAAGGCGGTGATGACTTGAAGAGCGGAGCATACTGGAAACAGCGTTTCAAACAGATGGAAGAAGCGCAGAATGACAAATCCATGAAAAAGGTCATGGAAATACAGGAACAGTTCGACAAGTCACTTGCCGCCATCGACGGAAAAATCAACGCCTGGTATCAGCGACTTGCATCCAATAATGGTGTATCCATGCAGGAAGCCAGAAGAATGCTGTCAGAAAAGGAACTGAAAGAATTCAAGTGGAATGTTGAGGAATACATCAAATACGCTGAAGAGAATGAAATCAGCGGAGCATGGGTGAAACAGCTTGAAAATGCATCTGCAAGAGTACATATCAGCCGTTTGGAAGCACTTAAGATTGAAGTGCAGCAGGAGGCAGAAAAGCTCTATGGAAACAGTATCGATGACATAGACGGTCATATCAGAGGCATTTATGCGAATGAATTTTATCATACCGCCTACGAGATACAGAAGGGCATCGGAGTCGGTGTTGGTATGCTGAGTCTGGATCAGAACCTTGTGGAAAAGATAGTGTGCAAACCATGGGCTGTGGACGGGAAGAACTTCTCGGACCGCCTGTGGGAGAATAAGACAAAACTGGTAAACAGTCTGCATAATAGTCTATCGAGAATGGTCATCACAGGAGAGGCGCCGGACAGAGCAATCGGTGAGATTGCAAAGCAGATGAATGTTTCAAAGGTGCAAGCCGGTCGAATCGTGATGACGGAATCAGCGGCATTTGCAAATGCTGCCCGTCGGGACTGCATGAAAAATCTCGGCGTAGAAGAATATGAAATCATCGTAACGCTGGATTCACACACATGTGAAAGCTGTGGAGACGTGGATGGAGAGCATTACCCGATAAAAGATTATCTGATCGGAGTCACTGCCCCGCCATTCCACCCATTCTGCCGATGCAACACATGCCCGTACTTTGGCGACGAATTTGATGCCGCTGGCGAACGATTTGCTAGAGACGCAGATGAAGATGTTTACTATGTACCAAATGACATGATATATCAGAAGTGGAAGAAAGAATTTGTTGATAATACTCGGGAAAATGTTATAATGAAAGCAGCAAAGGAATACGGAATAAAAGGAAAAATTAACGTAACTCCAGTTAAGATTGATGTTAGTGATTTTGAATTTGATGCCGATCATATAAACAAAGAACGCAAGCATCATGTGACGCGAGAAGAAGCAGAAAAATTCATAGAAGAGGCTAAGGTGTCAATCGAGAGATGGAACGGACGATTTATAAATTATTACGGAGAAAATGGATCCGTATATTTGGACAGAGAGAAAAAGATCATACGGACGGCATTTAAGAACGGTGAGTATGACGAAAGAACAAAGAAATTCATGGAGGTGGTTTTGAATGCAGGAAAATGATACGATAATGTGCCCACTTATAGACTCGGAAATCGAAATCGGTGATTGTGTAGTCTATACAGATGTGGCTGATAAGATGTTAAAAGAGTCTTGCATTCCAGAAAAATTCAGAGAAAATAAAAACTGGAGAGAAGTCTGTAGAAAATGTGAGTATCACGATAGATAGGGATTTGGTGAATAATATGGATATGATAATTAAAACACTCCGACTTGAAAATGGAATACTGAATGTCATTACAGGTGGAAATCGGATGCACTTGGCAGACTTCAGCGGAACCGTGGAAATACACGAGCATCAGAATCACGTCAGCATTTTGGGAAACAACTGCAAGGGTCAGAAGAAGATCTATGCATCGTTCATCCTGTGCAGCGATGTGGATTACAGTATGGATGATGAATTTAGTTCCGGGAAAGTCTATGAGGCTTCTGGTGACGTGTATGGAGAGAGAAAATGCGAAAGACTGATTTTCTCCGGAATGCGATTTGAAGATTCTAATCCTCTGGATGGAAGTGTGACATTTGAAGTAACGGACCTGGAACTTATCAGAAAAATGATGAATATGTAAAGATAAGCTATTAAGCGCTGCCGAACTGGTGGTGCTTTTTTATTGCCCTGGATAAGGCATAAAACTGTCCGATCGCTACTCAACCGGAGAATAACGGTGAATCCCAATACCAGGAGAGCTGGAATAAAAATCTATGGAGGATATATAAAAATGGACTGGTTAGAAGAGCTTTTAGAGAAAGCAAATGTAACAGACGGAAAACTGGATACAGACGCGCTGATGAAAGATATTTCCGCGGAATTTCCAAAGCACGCTGTACCAAAGGATGACTTTAACAACAAGGTCAAGGAACTGAATACTGCGAATGAGACCATTGCAAATCTGAAAAAAGAGAATGGGGACAACGAGGAACTGCAGAGGAAGATTGGAGACTATGAGATGGAGATCAAAAATCTGAAAAAATCCGCAGAAGACACAGCCAAGACCTATGCTCTACGCGAACAGCTTGCGAAGTCCGGTGTGCTAGATCCGGATTATCTCATCTACAAATCAGGTGGAATTGAGAAGTTTACATTTGACAAGGATAATAAGCCTGTCGGTGTGGACGATGCGATCAAGCCGTATAAGGAAGACAAGGCAATGGCGCACCTGTTCAAGCAGGAGCAGCCGAAACCACCCTATCATCCGCAGAATGGTGGAGCTGGTGGAGTCTCAAATCCATTCGCAAAAGAAACCTACAATTTGACCAAACAGGGAGAATTGTTGAGATCAAATCCGGAGCAGGCCAGAGCGATGGCAGCGGCTGCCGGAGTAACCATTTAACAGAAAGGAAGATGATTTATGGAAACGACGTTACAAGACGTGATTGTACCGGAACTGTTTAATCCATATGTGGTAAACAGAACCATGGAGTTATCCGCACTCTTCAACAGCGGAATCGTAACGAATAACAGTGAATTTGACAGACTCGCATCTCAGGCGGCGCCGACGGTAAACATGCCGTTCTTCGAAGACTTAACTGGAGAGTCTGAGCAGGTAATTGAAGGTGAAGACCTGACTGCTGATAAGATCACATCGAAAAAGGACGTGGCTGCAATCTTAAGACGCGCCAAAATGTGGAGTGCGACGGACCTGTCTGCGGCTCTTGCCGGTTCTGACCCTATGATGGCGATTGGTGATCTTGTAGCGGGATTCTGGGCAAGAGATATGCAGAAAGAACTAGTTGCAGTACTTGCAGGAATCTTTGGAACTTATACTCCGGCAGAAGGAAGTGCAACTACTCCACTCGCATCTAACATTTTGGATATCTCTTCTAAGAGCGGTACTGCTGCAAACTGGAGTGGATCTGCATTCATTGATGCGGAGGAATTACTCGGTGACGCAAAGGCACAGCTTACCGGTGTAGTGATGCATTCTGCAACAGAGGCTTATCTGAAGAAACAGAATCTGATCGAAACCGTCCAGCCATCCAACGATGTTTCCTTTGGTGTTTATCAGGGAAAACGTGTGATTGTAGACGACGGTTGCCCGGTAGACAAAGGCGTATACACCACATTTTTGTTTGGAGATGGCGCGATTGCACTTGGAAACGGTAATCCGGAAGGTTTTGTTCCGACAGAGGCAGACAGAGATAAGAAGAAAGGTTCCGGTGTGGATTATCTGATCAACCGAAGAACCTTCATTTTACATCCTAGGGGAATCGCATTTACAAATGCGAATGTCGCAAAGACCGAAGGCCCATCCAGAGCAGAGCTGAGAGATGCATCCAACTGGAATCCGGTATACGAGCAGAAACAGATCAGAATCGTCGCATTCAAGCACAAATTAGGATAGGTGATGCTATGGAACTGGACAAGCTGAAACTGTTACTTGGCATTGAGGACAGGTCAAAAGACGACATATTAAAGTTCATTGTGGATGATGTGGAGGAGACAATAAAGAATTACTGCAACATGAAAGAACTTCCGGAAGGACTCTTAAACACAGCTTATCGAATGGCCATGGATTTGTACCGGAATGAGAATGTCGGAAACGATGCCAGCGCGTCCGGTCCCGTGTCATCCATAAGTGTTGGCGACACGTCAACGTCATTCCGGCAATATGCGGATGATAACTTCAAGGATACAATCCTGAAGAGTTATACAAGGACTCTGAACCGATACAGGAGAGTGGTGTTTTCATGAGTATGGAGCAGTGGATGAAAGCCGCACAGGAAAGAGCGAGAAAGACCATAGAAGAGACCTATTTCGGGACTCTTACCGTCACGGAACTGCAAAAAGTGAAGGACCCAAACACCGGCATTACAAAGTCAAAAGAAGCGGTCACTTTAGAAGGACAGCCGTGCAGGTTATCATTTAAAACGGTACAGAGTACATCGCAGAATGACGCGGCGGCAGAGCTGGTGCAGGTCACAAAATTGTTTGTATCTCCGGATGTGGATATCAAGGCAGGGTCAAAGCTGACTGTGACGCAGGAGGGAGTGACGGCAGACTATGCCTGTAGTGGTGTGGCTGCCGTTTATCCAACGCATCAGGAGATTGTCTTACAGATTTTCGAGAGGTATGCATAATGGGAAATATGGGACGATTTGACCTTAGTGGTCTGAGAGAATTCAATAACAGACTCCAACATCTTTCCAATCCGGATCAGTTCGTCGAGTCGTGTGCAAAAGAACTGGCGGCCCGTCTTCTGAGGCTCTGCATCAAGCGCACTCCGGTAGGTGTTTACCCGTCCGGGAGTGGAAAAACCGGTGGAACGTTGCGACGAGGCTGGACAAATGGCAATCAGGCAAGCCCGCAGGGATACGCCGAGAGTATAGCCGTTCAGCACGTCGGTAATGTGTATAAAATCGACATCATAAATCCTGTTGAATATGCCTCTTATGTTGAATACGGCCACAGGCAGCAGCCGGGGCGTTTCGTTCCGGCAATTGGAAAGCGGCTTGTCCATTCATGGGTCCATGGCAGGTTTATGATGACGATATCCGAACAGGAATTGGAGTCAATCGCTCCCCAGATATTGGAGCGCAGGATACAACAGTATATGAGAGGGCTGATACGATGATTAATCAGATCATTGAGGCTATTGCCTCGGCAATGAACACCGAATTCAATGCCACAAAAGACAACTACGAAATATACGTGAATGATATAAAGCAGGGCTTAAAAGAGCCTTGTTTTTTTATCTCTTGTCTCAGTCCGTCCATGCAGTTGTATCCGTCCAGACGGTATAAAAGGGAGAACTTTTTCTGCGTCCAGTATTTCCCAGAGTCAGAGGAAGCCCGAACAGAATGCATGGACGTCGCAGAACGACTCTTTGAGTGCCTGGAATATATTTGGATCTCCGGAGACACGAAACCCATGCATGGAACCGGAATGCGGTATGAGATAAACGACGAAGTGATGAGTTTTTTCGTGAACTATAACTGTTTTGTCCAGAAAAAAGACAATACAGAGAAGATGGGAACCCTGCGGCACAATGTCCGCGTGAGATAGAAATGAGGTGCTAATATGGCAGAAGTAAAAGAAACAACGACGAAACAGGTAGCAAATGAGCCTGTGTTCACAAAAGATCAGATTGCGAACTCTAAGAAATTTGCTGGAAATCGTGATTTGATCGAGGCGCTTCTGGAAGACGGGAAAACCTATAAACTTTCAGAAGTAGACAAACTGATCAATGAATATAAGAAAGGGGCGGTGAAATAATGGCTTTAGGTGGAGGAACTTGGACAGCACAAAATAAAGTGTTGCCGGGCGCTTATATCAATTTTATTTCGGCAAGTTCGGCATCGGCTGAACTCTCTGACAGAGGTATCTGTACGATGCCACTGGAACTGAACTGGGGGCCGGAGAATGAGGTCTTTATGGTGACGAATGAAGACTTCCAGAAGCAGAGTAAGAAGATTTTTGGTTATGGATACGATGCACCGGAGATGGCAGAACTGCGGGACTTGTTTATGGGTGCAAAGACGCTTTATGCTTACCGTCTCACAAGCGGCGGAGTGAAGGCGTCAAACGACTATGCAACGGCATTGTACTGCGGCACCAGAGGAAACGATTTGAAGATTGCAGTCCAGACAAACATTGACGATACACAGAAATATGACGTAATCACATATCTGGACAACTCTCAGGTGGATAGTCAGACGGTATCTGCCGCTACGGAACTTGTAGCGAATGACTATGTATCCTTTAAAACTGGAGCAAGTCTGACAGCAACAGCAGGCACGCCTCTGACAGGCGGAACAAACGGAACAGTAGACGGTACTGCACACCAGGATTATCTTGATAAAATCGAGCCGTATACTTACAACACTATGGGCGTATGTGTGACTGACAACACAACGAAAAAGCTGTATGTGGCTTACAATAAACGGATGAGAGACGAAGTCGGTAAGAAATGCCAGCTTGTCGTTTACGATTACAAAGCAGCAGATTACCATGGTGTTATCTCTGTAAAAAACAAGGTACTCGATGAAGGAAAGAGCGCTGCGACTCTCGTATACTGGACAACAGGAATGGAAGCGGCATGTGCAGTAAATAAGACATTACAGAATAAGGTTTATTCCGGAGAGTTTACTGTAGATGCTGACTATACGCAGCCAGAACTGGAGACTGCAATCAAATCTGGGGAATTCGTATTCCATAAAGTCAATGACGATATTCGTGTTCTTGATGACATTAATACATTTGTATCGTTTACTGACGATATGGGAGAGGATTTTTCATCGAACCAGACCATTCGTGTATTAGATCAGATCGGTAATGACATCGCAGTGATATTTAACACGAAATATCTTGGAAACGTTCAGAATGCTACAAATGGACGAGAATCTTTGTGGTCTGACATCACGAAAATCTGTGGAGAGCTTCAGGATTTACAAGCGATTGAAGACTTTGACAGCTCTACCGTGACTGTAGAAAAAGGAGATACCAAGAAATCTGTAGTCGTAGAATGCGGACCAATCACGGTAGTAAACGCGATGAGCCAGTTGTATATGACCGTGAAGGTTGCGTAGAGAAGGGAGGTACTAAATAATGGCAGACAACATTACTCTATCTGCAAAGGATACGATTTCTGCTGCATTGGCAGAATGCTTTTGCACAATCAACGGAAATCGATACAATCTGATGCAGTGCATCAAGCTGGAAGCAAAGTTTGAGAAGCAGAAAAAAGAGGTCCCGATTCTTGGAAAAACAGGAAAGGGAAATAAATCAACCGGATGGAAGGGAACTGCATCCGCTACGCTCCATTACAACACATCTATTTTTAGAATGGCAGCGCTAGAATATAAAAATAGCGGACAGGACATTTATTTTGAGGTTCAGATTTCCAACGAGGATCCGACATCTTCTGCTGGACGCCAGACGGTAATCTTAAAAGATTGTAATCTCGATTCGTTGATTTTAGCTAAGTTCGACGCGGATGCGGATTACCTAGATGAAGATATGGATTTCACGTTCGATGATTTCGATATTCCAAGCAAATTCAACGATTTGCAGGGATTCTTGACGACTTTGCGGGCAGCTTAAAAAACTTGAAAACCGGGACTATAAATACCAAAATTTCATGCGCGGTTACACCAGTGGCCGCGCTTATTTTTGCATATTAGGAGGATTAAAAAATGAGTGAATTTGAAAGATTTATGAAAGCAAACAAGAAAGTGAAACCGAATGAAAAGTATGCACCGACAAAATCTCTGACAGATGAAGATGGAAACCCGCTGGAATGGGAATTCAAGCATATTACTTCTAAAGAAAATGAAAAGCTTAGAAATGACTGCACGATCGAAGTGCAAGTTACAGGAAAGCCTAATATCTATCGTCCGAAGGTGCAGACAGATAAATACATCGCACAGATGATCGTAGCGTCTACTGTCTTCCCGAACCTGTATAATGCAGAACTGCAGGACAGCTATGGTGTAAAGACACCGGAGGATCTATTGTATGCTATGGTTGATGATGCTGGAGAATATCAGAACCTTATGACTTGGATTCAGCAGTTCCAGGGATTTACAGAAACGATAGAGGATAAGAAAAACGCGGCAAAAAACTAATTAACAGTGGGGACTGGGAGGCGAACTACGCTTACTATGCTCTCCACAAACTGCATATCAGGCCGACAGAGTGGCTGGCGATGGAGGATCAGGAAAAAGCCTTTATTATAGCTGCCATAGACATTAAACTGGAGCATGATAAAAAAGAACAGAAAAAAGCAGAAAGAGCTGCGAAAGGTAGGTGATAGGCATGCCGGGAATTCAAACTGGAATACAGCTGAATGACAATTTTACAAGTGTAATGTATGGCATTATAAACAGTGTGAATGTGGCGCTTTCGGCGATGGATAACATGGCCGCATCGATGGGACAGCCGGTTGATACAAGTGCCATTCAAGACGCACGAAGTGAAATCGATCAAGTAACCGCTGCGCTAAATCGAATGAACGAAACGATTGCAAATAGCGCTCCTGCCAGTCAGACGTCCGCGCCGACCCCACCACCGGCACCCGCCCCTGCGGTACAAGCTCCTGCAGTACAAAATTTTGGCAACATCGAACAGGTTCAGCAGATCAACCAGGAATTGCAGAGGCTGAATGCAAACCAGCAGAGGGTTGCTCAGACTGCATCCGGTATGGATATTCTTCCGGACAGTGCAGTAAATGAATTAAATACTTTAAGCAGCAGAATACAGGCGGCGGAACAGCAGTTGAGCAATCTAAGTTCCACTCCTGTATCCATCGATTCAAATGTGGATGATCAGATCACACAGATCAGAGTCGCCCTGGACGCTGCCGTTGAAGCGCAAAATAATCTGAACAGTGCCATGGACAACATGGATGAGAGCGGTGCAGAGTCTGTAACAGAAGCTTTAAATCAGGCAAATGCGGCCGCCAGAAACCTGGAGAATACGCTTGCAAATGTAGAAGTGCCCCCGGTACGAAATCCGGTACAACAGCCAGCTGCTCCACCACCGACACCGGTGCCGGCAACACCACAAGTACAGCCGCAGCCTGTTATGATACCGGTACACTGGCAGACAGATGGACTGGAAGTCTTTACAAATACCGGTATAGATCGGTTTACACAGGAGGCACAGAGCGCAAATCAGATGTTGTCTCAGTTAAGTAGTACACAGTCTCAGATTGCTAGAAGTTCTGCAACAGCCAATATTCTTCCACCAGATGCCGCTGCGGATATGACGCGCTTGTCAACAAGAATCGATGAAGTGCAGCGGAATATTGAACAGATTTCGAACAATCCTCTGAACATGGGAACATCCGAGGCAAACAACGGTCTGGAACATATGCGGTCGCTGTTGAATCAAGCGATACAGGAACAGACTCGGCTAAATTCTGCAATGGCAAGCGGGGATGTTTCTGCGGCAAACGAAAGCTATAACAGACTTTCACAAACTGTAAGTCGGACAGAACAGTATATTCGGGACAACACGAATGAGCAGGGACGATTTAATCAATCCGTACAACAAACAACAAACAGCATGAGCGGATTGACGAATGCGATACGAAGTGCTGTCTCCGTATACGCTGTTGTGAGAGGAATTAAAGAGACCATAGACATGTCTGACACGCTCGCACAAACGACAGCAAGGCTTGACATGATGAATGACGGATTGCAATCCACACAGGAGTTGACCAATATGGTATATGCGGCCGCACAGGATGCACGTGGTTCTTTTACAGACATGGCGTCTGTGGTGGCTCGATTTGGAAACAACGCACGAGATGCATTTGGAAGTTCTGAGGAAGTTGTCGCATTTGCCGACTTGGTTCAAAAACAGATGACCATTGCCGGAGCATCTACGGCAGAATCGTCGAACGCGATGTTGCAGTTGTCCCAGGCTCTCGGTTCCGGAGTGCTCCGAGGAGATGAGCTGAACAGTATTTTTGAACAGGCTCCTAATCTTATTCAGAACATCGCGGATTATCTCGATGTCCCGATCGGGCAGATACGAGAAATGGCAAAAGAAGGTGAATTATCCGCGGATGTTGTAAAGGCGGCTGTTTTCTCGGCCGCAGACGGTATTAATGCCAGATTCTCGCAAATGCCGATGACTTTTAGTCAAATCTGGACGTCATTCAAAAACTCTGCAATCATGGCATTCCGTCCTGTATTAGGGCGGCTTAATAATCTGCTTAATACCGAGGCATTCCGGAACTTTGTGGAAAGCGCGATAGAAGGACTCGCTACTCTCGCCAACATGGTATTGAGTGTGTTCGAGGCGATAGGTAGTTTGGGGGAATTTGTAGCAGATAATTGGTCCGCAATAAGACCTATTGTATACGGAGTTATTGGAATATTAGCGTTATATGCATTTTATCTTGGAGTTGTAAAAGCGATGGAGATAGCAAGCGCAATCGCATCTGGCATAATGGCGGTGGCTAAAGGAATACAGGCAGTTGCTATTTGGGCTACCACATCAGCAACGTGGGCTGAGACAACAGCACAGCTTGGCTTAAACAATGCGATGTATGCATGTCCAATCGTTTGGATTATCGCACTAATAATCGCGCTGATCGCTGTTATCTTTGCAGTTGCTAATGCGACAGCAAAGTATACAGGCATTACAGCAAGTGGATTCGGTCTAATTTGTGGATGTGTCAATGTTGTTATCCAGTGGTTTAAAAACCTCGGCTTGTCAGTTGCAAACATTTTTTTAGGCATCGGAAACGCCATCGCGGCTCTTGGATCAAACATAATGACGGCATTTCACAATGCGCTAAGTTCTGTTCAGTCGTGGTTCTACGACTTATTAAGTGCCGCCTGTACAGTAATCGAGGGTATATGCGCCGCTTTAAATAAACTGCCGTTTGTAGAATTCGATTATTCTGGTATATCATCCGCCGCAAGCGATTACGCGGCAAAAGCGGCGGAGGCGTCTGGAAACAAGGAAGACTACACTTCGATCACGGACGCATTCAACGAGGGATATGGAACATTTGACACATTTCAAGACGGATGGGTCGTCGATGCATTTGATGCAGGAGCGAATTTCGGTGACGGAATCGCAGAAAAGATAGATAACTTCGAACTGAGCGATATTTTCGGTCAGACCGAGATGCCGAATGTATCCGATTATACGTCCGGATTCGATAGCGCAGCACAAAACTCCGGATCAGCGTCAATCCCAAGTGTCGGAGATATAGGTGGAAATGCGGG